GGCGGGACAGAAAGCCGGCGGACGCGGCGGCGCTGTCAGCTTCTTTCATGGCTCGGAAGTCGCGTGGTGGACCAATGCGCCCGACCATTTCGCATCGTCTGTGCAGTCCGTCGACGAAGTTAAGGGTGTATGGGGCGTTCTATGGCGCGAGCCTGCGAAGCCTCTGCCATTTGAGAAAGGGATTGGCACGATCGAGGGTTGGGTAAAGCCGCCTTCCGAAATCTGGCTGGAAACAACGTCCGCCGGCCCTGTCGGCGAATTCTACAAGCGCTATAACGACGCCATGAAGGGCATCGGCCGCTATCGCGCCGTGTTCGTGCCATGGACCGTTCAGAAAGAATATTATGAGGGTGGAGATTTCGTACCGTTTCAGGAAGCCGAAGAGGAAGGCGAACTTTCCGAAGCCGAATATCAGGAATTGCACGGACTTTCGAATGGTCAAATGCTTTGGCGTCGAGCGAAGATCCATGAACTTGGTTCTGTCAGCATGTTCCGCCAAGAATATCCAATCGACGTCACCGAAGCTTTTGCGGCGGCCGATATCGAGGGCGTGTATATCAAGCCGGCGATCGTCCTGCGCGCCCGCAAGCGCAAGATGGATGAACCCGACGCGCCGCTGATATTTGGAATAGATCCGGCTGGAGCTGGCGGCGATCGGTTCGCAGTGGCAATGCGTCGTGGCGACATGATCACGAAAATCAAGCATAGGCTCAAACTCGAACATGACGACGCGGTGGCCTGGATCAGCGGCCTAATTGACGAATTCAATCCTGATCTTGTCTGCATTGATCGCGGCAATATTGGTGCGAACATTATTTCATCTCTTCGTGCGCTTAGTCCGCATTATCGCGAAGTCATCAAGGGCATTGACTTCGGCGGCACATCGAAATTCAAGCAAGCGCACCCCAAGCGCGCCGGACCATTCAATGTTCGAGCGGAGATTTATCAGAAATTCCGACAATTCATGATCGACGGCGGCAAGATCCCGGACGATGATGACCTAGCCTCCGATTGCAGCGGTCCGAAAACAAAGTACCGACCGAACAATGACTGGTTGCTTGAAAGCAAGCAGCAGATGAAGGACCGTGGCATTCGTAGCTCTGATCTATCAGACGCTTGTGCACTGACTTTTGCCGTTGAGAAGCATTTCGAGACGTGGAATAAGGCCCGCAAGCCAACGAGTTGGGGCCAGGGTTCATCGCCTGAAATGGTTCGCGTGCATTCGCCCGGCATCGGTGATAATGACGGGTTTTGGGAAGTGAACGTGAGCGGCAGCGACACGGGCTGGATGGCGTAATTTAAGGGGTGCGAGATGGCCGGTTTTCGGGACACGATGGCGCTGGATTACGAAGCCAAGAAAAAGGTGACGAAAGTCCCTTCCGGCTTCGACAGTATCCAGGATTTTCTGCAGGACATGCGGCAGAAATATGAGTGGGGCTACTCCTTCAACGAGCACAATATCGTGGCGGGCCGCGACGATGCAAAATTCGTTGTCGGCAAGCAATGGGACCCCGTTGTCGAGCAAGCCCGGAAAAATCAGCGCAAGCCGACACTGACCTTCAACCGCCTTGTGGCCTTTCTGGCGCAGATCGTCGGCAACCGCCTCATGAACGAGACGGAAATTCGCGTTCTACCGAACAAGGGCGGCACGAAAGCTATCGCGAATATCCGCGAAGGCATTATTCGAATGATTTTCCAGCACTCGAACGCGAATTTCGCTCGCGACGAGGCGTACAAATATCAGGTGATCGGCGGCCAGGGCGCTTACACGCTCAATATTGATTATGCCAGCGACGACGTGTTCGAGCAGGATATCATGCTGTCTTCGATCACGGACCCTTACGCTGCCGTGTTCGATCCCCTTGGCATCGAGCCCTCGGGTAAAGATTGTCAGTGGGGTTTCGTCGGCGACGACATTCCGCAGCAGGAATATAAGTACCGCTACCCTTGGGCCTCGGAAACGAGTTTCATGGATAGCAGGACGTGGAACCAGTCGGGATTTTGGCTAGGCGATGACACGATCCGCATCGTGCGTTACTGGCGCATGGTGACGGAAGGCTACAAGACGCTTTGTCTGTATCAGGACGGTAGCGTGCACGACGTCTCCGATATGGAGGAATATGAATATGCTCCGTTCGCGGAAACGCGCTCGGACGGCTCATTCTATACGCGCGACGTGCCGAACCGTTTTGCGCGCCTGTACGTTTGCTCTGGTGCAGAAATTTTAGAAGGGCCATTCGACTATCCGATTTCCTCGATCCCGATTTATCGCGTTGCCGGCTGGGAAGTGAACGATGGCGAGCGCATCCATCGTTGGGGCCTTATTCGCTTCCTGAAAGATCCGCAGCGCCTTCACAATTATTGGCGTTCGACGATCGCGGAACAGCTTGTCGCGGCACCCCGCAATAAGTGGGTGACGACACCGGATGCCGTGAAAGGTCATGAAGCGAAATGGCGCCGTGCGCCGACATCGGATGATCCTTTCCTCTATTACAATGACGGCGAGACGCCACCGACGCACATTCCGCCGCCTGCACTCGATAGCGCTCTGATTGCGGAAGCTGGATCGTCGACACAGGATCTCAAGGATATTTCGAATATCCACGAAGCCGCCTTGGGTGCGCCGTCGAATGAGGTTTCTGGTGTCGCAATTCAAAATCGTCAGATGGTGACGGACGTCGGCACCTACATTTACGAAGATCGTTTGCGGATGGCGGATGAGCGTTGCGCCGAAAATTGCAACGAGCTTATTCCCTTTGTTTTCGATACGAAACGTCTTGTCGCCGTCATGGGTCGCGATGATCAGATTGTCCAAGAAACGATCAACGATCCGTCCGATCCGAATTCTGACGTCACAGTCGGAAAATATCAGACGACCGTGACTGTTGGCCCGGCGTCTGCGACGAAGCGCACGCGCGCTCTTGAAGCCATGTTGACGTTCGTCAATGCAGCGCCCGAGACGGCGCAAATTGTCATGGATCTTATCGCAGAAGCTCAAGATTGGCCGCAGTCGGTTGAATTTGTCCGCCGCTTCCGCATGATGCTGCCGCCTGGAATTATTCCGGAAGACCAGATGACGCCGCAGGAGCTGCAGATGCAGCAGCAGAAGGCACAGCAGGATCAGATGCAGCAGCAGATTGCCGCAGCCGGCGCACAGGCCGATATCTCGCTCAAGGCGCAGAAGGCGGCCGAAGCCGAAAGCCGTGCGCATCTTTCGATCGCGCAGGCCTACAAGGCGATCATGGATGCGAATGCCCGCACGGAAGACGTCGACGGCAAGAACCGCGAGCGTGGCGTCAAAACGGCCATGGGCATTCTCGATCAGCATAATAAAGTGATCGATGCTGATCACGAACATGACAAAGATATGGGCCATGTGTTGCCTGTTGCAGAACAGACAGCCATAGCCGATAACGCTCTTAAGGCGTCCAATACGGCGCTGAATTTTGCCAAGGCAAAGCAAATTCAGGATACGCCACCGCCTCAACCTCAAGTGCCTGGGAACGACGAAGGAGATGACTAATGAATATTGGTGACGATCGCAGCGACTTCGACGCGCATTTCGAAGATATGGCCGGTTCCGGCGAAGTCGAAGTGGGCGATACCAACGCCGCGCCGAGCAAGGATGAGGCTGACGACAAGCAACCGCCCAAGCGCCCGCTGTCTGGCGCCGCCAAGGCCGCGCAGGAAGCCAAGCAGGCCCGCGAAGCTGCCGCTGCTAGCGCTGACGAGCAGGGCGATCCGGAGGATGGCGGCGAGGATGACGAGCAGGGCGATCCGGAGGACGGCGAAGAGCAGCCTAAGCGCAAGACGCCTTCGCAGCGCATTCAGGAGCTGACGCGCCGAAACCGCGAATATGAGCGGCGTTTCGAGCGGCTTGAGGCGGAGCTTGCCGCCTCGAAAAATCCCTCTGGACAGCAGCCGGAGAAGCAGGATAAATATGCTGCTATCGGTACGCCGCCCGATCCCAACGATCAGGCCAAGTATCCCCTCGGGCATCTCGACGAGAAATACGTCGAAGATGCGATCGATTATCGCGTCAAGAAAGTCGCGATCGATCAAGCCGACGCGGCCCTGCAACGTCAGCAGGAACAGCGCCAAACCGAAACGCTCGAAGCTCAACAGCGCGAATTGCTGCAGAAGGTTGATACCCTGCAGAAAAAGGGCGCGGAGCTTTTTGACGACTACGAAGAACGTGTCGTCGAGACGGCCAAGCGCGGCGAATGGAAGCTCCAGCAGCCGACATTCGAAGCCGCCAGCGAAGTCGAGAACGGCGCTGAAATTCTGTCCAATCTGGCAGACGATCCCGACGAAGCCGAGCGCGTTTCGAAATTGTCGCCTCGTCAGCAGATCCTTTACGTAGAAGCCGAAAACGAAAAAATTTCGGCCAAGCGCAAGGGACGGACCAAGCCGGGAGCAGGCGCCCCGCCAAAGACCAACACGCGCGGCGCCAATTCCAGTCATCGCATCAATCCCGCCACCGATAATCTCGACGATTTCGAGAAAGCTTGGGAACAGGACGCGAAAAAGTAGTTTCCGCCGCGAGGGATTTCCCCGACCGGCTTTTTGCAAGGAAGGGGAAATCCCATGGGTGCCGTTACCGTCGAACAGCAGAAGCTCGTCCTCAACGCCTTTGCGATGGTGTTGCAGAATAATCTCGTATCCGCCCAAGTCGTTTCGTGGAACGAAATGGACGGCGAGATGGATGATCGCAACGGCCTGCAGGTCCTCGAACAGGTCACGCCGCGTTTCAACATCACGCGCACTGAGCAGGGCGTGAAGGATCTTTCCGGCGGCACCGATGGCGTCGTTTTCGGTTCCGAGCTGTTCGCCGTCACCGGCACCTTCAACGCCAACATGGGTTGGGGCGATTTCGTCAAAATCCAGTCGATCGGCGATGCCCGTGAGAGCAAGGCGCTGCTTGGCGCCGCTACGTCGCTGGCGGAAAAGATCGACGCCTACATTCTCGCCGCCTGCGTCTACGCCTCGAACAACTGGACCGGCACGCCGGGCAACCCGATCGTCACCTATGACGACGCGGCGGGCGGCTATACGCGTCTCAAGGAAGAGGGCGTCGACGATAGCGATCTCGCTTACGTCTTCAATTTCTTCGACAAGCAGAAGCTCGGCAACAACGTCGTCTACAATATCACGGGCGGCCAGCCGCTTCCGGCCGGCACCTACCGCCGTGGCTTTCAGGGCGAAATTGGCGGCGTCAACACGCTGTTCACGCAGCAGCTTCCGGTTCTGACGACGGGTTCACGTTCGGCGACTGCCGGCACTGTCACCAATGCGAATTCCAACGTGAATTACGCGGCGGTGGCGAAGGCGGGAACCGTCAACGGCCTTCGCCTCACGCAGACGCTTGTCGTCGGCAATCTCGGCGCGAATGCGTCTGTCGAGGCCGGCGCCGTTTTCACCATGGCCGGCGTTTTTGCCTACGACCAGCGCAAGCAGGCCCTGGTCAATCCGGCCCGTCTGCAGCAGTTTACCGTTGTCAATGCGGTGACGGCGGACGGCACGGGCGCTGCGACCCTGACGATTTTTCCGGCACTGATCGTTCCGGGCTCCGGCACGGGCGACAATATCAACATCAATACGGCTCATGCGACCGTCAACGCCGCTCCGGCGGCCGGCGCTCTCATGACCTTCGTCGGCGCTGCGTCGACCAGCTATGGCCCGCGCCTGCTGATCCAGAAGGACGCCATGGTCGTCAACACCGTGCCGCTCATTCTGCCGGCTTCGGACACGTCCATGCGCCGCAAGCTGTCGAAGATCCCGCTGACTGTCCGCATGTGGCAGCATTCGGACTTCAATACCGGCGTGCATGGTGTCCGGTTCGACGTCGCGATGAACATCAACGTCCGTGAGCGGCGCCGCCTGACGCGCGTGAACGGCAGCTAAGTCAACCGCCAGGACACGGCTTTATCTCCGGCCGTGGGTTGAGAGGCACCCCATCCCGTCCACCCGCGCGGGGTGGGGTGCTTTCGTTTTCGCAGGAAGGAATTTTGCCATGGCCGTAAATCCCAACACGCCGGTTCTTCCGACCCGCGCCACGAATAATGAGCGCGGCTACATCAACATCGATGTCCAGGCGGCAGATCCCAACGACCCGACGCCTTCCGGATCGAGCGCGAAGGCTCTCGGCGTTTTCATCGCTGGCGTCCTTGATCCTACCACAGGGGCAATTAATCCGGCTCCGAGTAGTTCGCCGACAGGCGGAAGCATGGTGCAAGGCAATGTAGCCTCGGGAACGGCTGACAGCGGCAATCCGGTGAAAGTGGGCGCAGTCTACAACATAACAGCGCCAACATACGCGACAGGTCAGCGCACTGATTTGCAAGCGGATAATACGGGAAATATTAAAATTACCCCGTATGCCGGAACTTCGCCATTGATATTCAATGGGGCGCTTACTGATGCGCAAAGTAACACGATCGTCGGAAATGGCGTAACTCCAACACGGCCGGCGAAATGGAATGGCACGACCTGGGATCGCGATCGTAAGCCCAACATCAAATCCCGCATCACGTCCACGGCTGCAGGCGGCTCGCCGACGAACGTCAAGACGACGGCAGGCGATCTTGTCGGCTTTTGGGGCCAGAACGGGGCCGCGATCACGTATCTGCAGATTTACGACAAGGCCAGTGCGCCGGTCGTCGGCACTGATACGCCGATCGCGACTTATCCGATCCCGGCGAATGCCACGTTCAATCAGGGAATTTCCGGCGGCCTGTATCTGGCAAACGGCGTTTCCTATGCTTTTACCACGGACGCCGCAGGAACGACGGGCGCAGCGGCTGCTGCCGTCACGGCTTTTGCGCTGTTCGCAGCCTAAGGGAGAAATATCATGGCTCTGTGGCATTTTCTCAAAGACGACGCCGGATTTTCCTGGGAAGAAAATGGCGATATCGTCAGCAGCTTTGACGACGGGCTTGCCTTCATTCCCGGCGAGGACGGTTTCGATCGTTCGGCCGCCGACCAGAAGGCGGCGAGCCTGGGTGCCGGCGTGACGGCAGAATATACCGGCACTCCCAACTATGCCGCTCGAATCGAGCAAGAGCAGGCGACTGCCGCAGCCAATGCGGAAATCGACGCTATGCTCAATCCGCCCGATCCGCTGCAGCAGGCGCGAGACGCAATCAATGCGAAATACGATGCACTGCTTGCGGCGGCACCGGATCGCAGTGCCGATATCGAGCGTTTGCGTACCGCAGAGTTGGAGAACCTGTAAATTCATCAATCAGCGGGGCGGAGACGTTGTATGGCTTGGTTTTCATCTACCCCGATGATTGCAGATATTCTTTCTCGCTTCACGCCTGCTTCCGGAGCGAATATTCAAATTCCGGCAGGTGTGACTTTGTGCATTATCGATAATGCGACACTGCTTGCAGTGCTGACTGTCACTTTTCCGCCGAACCCTATCGACGGGCAGAGATTGATTATTGCGGCAAGCGCCGCGATCACGCTCATGACCTGTGCCACGACGGACGGTTCGGCGATCAAAGGCCCGCTGGCGTCACTGGTGGCGAACGCTTATGCGCGGTATAGTTACGTCGCTGCCGCGAATGCGTGGTTTCGCACAGGCTAAAAGGAGGCTGGAAATGGAAGACAAGACGCTCGCCGATCCCAAGGCGAACAAGAATTGGCCGGCATGGCGCTATGGGCCGGACGGCAAGAGCGGCATTTTCGATCGCGAAGAGGACGTGCCGACCGGATGGACGGACCATCCCGACAACGTCGGCAAGACGGAGGCCGAAAAGCCGTCGACCAACGCTGACGGCGAGGAAATCGACAATTTCGGCGTGACGTGGAATGCCGACGTCAACACGCCGGACAAGAGCAAGACGAAGGGCGGCCTTTGGAAGCTGCTGCCCGGCAAGTCGCGTCCGGCGCCGGCCGAAGGTTTCCCGAAAGAGACTTTCGATCTTTAATTTCTGACGACAGGGGAGAGCTTCCGTGACTTTGGTATCTGACATCATCGTCCAGGCATTTCGCGAGAATAATATCTTGCCGCTTGGAAAGACGCCGACGGATGCGCAAAACACGGAAGCTCTTATCCTGTACAATGCGAATTTGAACAGTTTTTACGGAACGGATGTCGGCGAGCATTTACAGGATTGGCCGCTTGGCGATTTCGGCCTCGATCCGGAAAATCCTCTCACGTCCTATTATCCGCTTTTCGATTATAGGTGCGTGCAAGGTCCGCGCATCAACTCGCGCCTGATCGCGACCAATCCACAAGCTATGTCAGTCGATTTTCCGTCTCGGGCTCAAGACGGCGCGCGCATGGCGATTATCGATCCCTACGGCCGGCTGGCGAGCGCTCCTGTGACGCTCAACGGCAACGGACGGACGATCGAAGGCGCACCGACGCAGCTCATCAATACGGACAGTCAGCGGACGGTATGGATGTATCGAGCTGATCGCGGCGACTGGATGAAAATTTCACAGCTTACGCTAGCGGATGAAAATCCTTTTCCGCTCGAATTTGATCAACTCATCTGGTGCCGTTTGGCCTTGAGGCTCAATCCGCGTTTCGGCCGCGCCATGGATGATCAGACGCGCGAAGTTCTTTCCGTCCTGAGCAGGGATTTCAAGGCGCGCTACATCAACTCTCAGCCGCTCGAACGTGATCAGGATATCGCGTGGCCGTTCATGAGCCGTCAGGGCTACGATACGGAGCGTGCTTTCACGTCGACGCCGGCTTTCAATCGAGGGGACCCTTTCAGTGGTTGATATTCCTCTCGGCCGCGCTGACTATGACCGTCGTGTCGCCAAGGAAGCGCGCATTCAGACACGAAATCGCTTTTTCGAGCAGAACCCTGTTCTGAACGATCAGCAGACTGCACTTATTTCACGCCCCGGCATGAAGCGATATTTGTATGTTGGCGATGGCCCGATCCGCGCCGTCTATTCGCAGCCGGGCGACTTCAATGAAGCGCTTTTCGTAGTCAGCGGCACGGAATGGTATCGCGTCGATACAGACGGAACCGTGACGCTGCTGATTGGCGGCCTCAACCCATCCGGCTCGCCCTCCATGGCCGCGACAGGAACGATTGGCGACGGAGTGAATGCCACGCCGGAATATCTTTTCATGGCAGATGGGCGCGATCTTTATCTGTACATGGAAAATTCCTACGCGATCGGCACTGTCTCAGGAACGCCTGCGAACGGCTATACGATCACACTTGGGACGATCCATTATCAGTTTACGAACGCCAGCGTTGATGCCGGCACACCTGACGGAAGCGCTGCTCATCCTTGGCTAGTGGCCTTGGGAGCCAATGCTGCAGCGGCATGGACGAATTTTGGCAACGCTGTTTCTGCGACAGGCATTGGCGGAACGGATTATTCGACGGCGCTTGCCGCAAATCCGGATGCACAGAAAATTGCGACAGGCGCGACGGCTGTCACCGTTCGAGCAAACACGGCTGGCGCGATCGGTGATATTACATCGACCAGCACAGGCGCCAATATCGCCTGGACGAATGCGACCTTGACGGGTGGCGGGACGCCGCAAGTGACGCAAGTCGAGATGCCCAACGATGTTGGAGCGATTTCTGTCGGCTATATCGCTTCATATGTCGTCGTGATCCCGGCACAGGTAACGGACTTCAACGGCCGATTTTATTGGATCGAGCCTGGAGAGACGACCGTCGATCCTCTCGATTTTGCCACGGCCGAACGCGCGCCAGATCCGGTTTTTGCCGTTGTCGTGTTTGGGGACCAATTTTGGTTGCCGGGATCGAACACGACAGAAGTCTGGTATTTTACCGGAAATATTGATGCACCTGTCCAGAGACTGCAAGGCGTGGCCTTTGATCGAGGGACGTGGGAAGGTACGGCCATACAGGTCAAGGAAAGCATGATCATCGTGGACAGTGATGGAGGCGTTTTTCAGATCGCAGGAGGCCTTAACAGGATCTCAAATCCGTCGATCGAAGAACGCATTCGCAAGGCTATTGCATATCAGTCTTTCCGAAATATGCTTTAAGGGGAAATATCATGTCGATCGATTTTTGCGACAATTTTACCGTTTATGGCGGTAATACCGCATTCCTGACGAACGGCATGTATGCATCCGCCGTCGAGCAGGCGACTGTCGTCTTTGCTTTGAGCGTCGATCCTGACGGCCTGTCCGGAGGTCGCGTTCTACACTGGCAGAGCCCGACAGATAACGGCGTAAATGTATTTTGCCGTTGCGTACTCGATACCCCTCATGAAAAAGTCGGTATGGCTCTTCGCCAATGGCTTTCGCAATTGCCTTTCAGCGGCGTTCGGCCGGCGCCGATGTCCTGGCGCGATGCCTCAAACAATCGTCTCGCTTTTGTGAGCGTTTCGACGACGGGCCAGCTCATGTTTACCAACGTCGGTTCCGGCGTGACATATACGACTGTTGGTCCCGTCATTTCGGCGAATGGCTGGTGGCATATCGAAGCGATGATCGATGTTTCGGACGGCTCTTTTGACGTGCGTGTCGAAGGACTTTCTGTCCTTTCCGGCACGGGTGAAAATTTCGGAGCTAATCCTGTTGCGCAGACGGCATTCGAGCAGATTGGCGGCGGTGGCGGATGGGATGTTTTTATCAAGGATTTTGTGCGCTGGAACGGAGACGGCGCGCACAACAACGATTTCCTCGGGACGGTGATTGTCGCTCTTCTCAATCCGACTGCCGACGTCGCCCTGAATTGGACGCCGACACCGGGCGGCAGCGCAGGCGCCATGATCTTGTCGAATATTCCTCCGCAGGACGGCGTGCAGTATATCGACGCACCGAACCCGCCACCGGCCGCTTACGTAGCTTCTATGTCGGATCTTTCTCCTGACGTGACTAGCGTAAAGGCTGTCATGACGATGGTGCGCGCGCAAAAGCTTGACGGCGGCGATGCCAGTTTGCAAACGGGTATTATTTCCTCGCCTCTCGCGGCGCCGGCAACGGTCCTGGGAGCCAATCGCCCGATTACGGTTGCGCCAACATACTGGCACGATATTTTCGAGACAGACCCCAAGACGGGCGCCCCCTGGCTTCCGAGCGCCGTGAACGCGGCTAACATGCAAATCAACAGGACGACCTAATATGGCCGTTTCAGTAGGCATCAATGCGGACCAAGGTTTTATCCTTGCGACCGTCCATCAATCGGCCGAACATGCGCATGTCGGTCAATTTTTTGCGCTTGCGCCGTTCAATGTTCCTTCGAAGAATGTAGCAGCGACACAAGCCGTATTTTCCATGACTGTGCGCTCGATCCATTCTGTTCGTGCGACACAGGCAAGTCAGTTTGTTGTCTGCAAAGGGCGCACGCAAAATCCGAATATTCGCGTATTTACATTCACGCTCGATGGACATGATTTTTATGTCCTTCGTCTCGGTGACACTGAAACGCTCATTTACGACGTTTATTCGCAGCAATGGATTGAATGGACGTCGAAGGATCTTCCGTTCTGGCGCGCGAACGTTGGCTGCAATTGGATCGGCGCACAGCAGCTTGCCTATCAATACGGCTCTGACGTCGTTGTCGGTGACGATGTATGGGGGCTGCTTTATTTTCTGTCGCCAGAGCAGCCATACGACGACAGTCCTGATTATCTGAACCCTGCGCAACAGCTCGAATTTGAGCGTATTGTCATGGGGCAGATCATGGCAAACGGCCGGGAAGCTTTTCCTTGCTATGTCATGTTTTTGAGCGGGGATAATTATGGCTTTTCTGCAAATGATTTTACGCCTTTCGTTCGTCTCGATTATTCTGACGATCAAGGCCAGAATTTCGACAGTGCCGATACAATCACTGCGCAGCCGGATACCGACGATTTCGACTATCGCTGGTATTCTCTTGGTCAAATCACAAATCCGGGCCGCCTTTTCCGTATCGTCGATAACGGAATTCTGACCCGGATTGACAGTTTGCAGATGAACGATGAGTGACGACCGCTCCAATATCTCGCCGCTGCCGAGTAATCAGAAAATCGTCAACAACGATGGTACGCCGACGCTGTTCATGATGCGTTGGGCGCAGCAGCGTTCGATTGATATTTCCCAAGGTATTACAGTCGAGCAGGCGACGGCCTTGATCGATCAATGGGCCGCGAACAGAAAAATTAATACGACGACCGGCGAGTTAACTGGCGGCGGCGATCTCTCGGCCGATCTCACCCTTGGCCTTGCCGATACTGCCGTCGCCCCAGGCAGCTACACGAATGCGAATATTACGGTCGACCAGAAAGGTCGCGTGACGGCAGCAGCGAACGGCTCTGGCGGTGGCGGCGGCGCGCCTTGGTGGCTGCAACCTCCTGCTGCTGCGAGTTTGTCGCTGGAAAGCGGCGTCGCGACGCAGCTCACGCTTGCCGACGATACTGATGCGGGTTTGTTGATTGATGGCGGCGCAGCGTCTGGAAGTGATAATATTCGTGGAGCATATCGGACGCTTACGACGCCAACGGGAGATTGGGATTTTAAGGTTCGTCTGGACGTTATTTTAACGACGGCTAACTTTTCGTATTTTGGGCTCTATATACATGACGGAATTGGCGGACGTATTGTTACGTTCAAGCAAGACAACACGCAAGCAGTTACGAATGATCGATTTAATAGCCTTAATAGCTTCTCAGGAGGCGCTACCGTAGGATATCAGCTATTTAATCGACCTATTCAATGGTTTCGTCTTACTAAAGTTGGTGGAAATATATCATATTATCTTAGTGCGGAAGGTAAGCAATGGGCACTGTTCGGCACTGAATCGATTACAGCATTTCTTGCAAATCCGCCCAACCGCGTAGGTATATTTTTCGGATATAACCGTTCGGGTACGCCAAATCTCGTAGGCTCCTGCCCGTATTTTTCGTTGACGGGTTCTGCCGTCTAAGCCTTGACACGCCCTTCTGATTTCCGATAAACCCTCGACCAGCTCCCGCCGCCTGTGTGCGCCAATCCTATAGCCCCGCCGGGAATGCAGGGCATCCAGGGTTCAAAAGGCCATGCAGGGGCAGGATTTCATCATTTCAGCGATCGACAATAGTCCGCTTAATCGCGGCATGTCAGGCGCTGCTATTCTCGACGATCCTGAAAATCATGTGATCGTCAGCGGTGAGGATATCTCACTATTCGTAGGTGACGGATCAACGTCCTACGAAGTCCACTTCATCTATAAATCAAAAGGTCGTGAGGCGATTAAGGCGTCTCGCGCCGCTCTTGGTGAAATGTTCAAAGACGGTCTTGCCGACCTGATCTTTGGCCTTACGCCTTTGCATCTGCGCCACGCCCGAATGCATGCCAGACTAATCGGCGGCCGGAGCGGTGGCATCCGTCAAACTGATAATGGGCCATGCGAACTGTTTGTCATGTCTCGCGAAATGTGGAAAGGTTCAAACTGATGTCGTTCCTGTCGCCGAAGCCGGCAAAGTCGTCCTCGACGTCTGGCAACGTCAATAACGCCTATATTAAATCTGCTTATGGCGGCCAGATCGGTCAAGGAACCGGCGCAAATAATATCCTGTCAACTCTACTGACGGGTCAAGGCGACACGGCGGGCGCGCAACAGGGCTATAACAATTATCTACAGAACGCCGGCTATGCTGGCGCGATGAAGCAATTGTCCCAAAATCTGACAGGTCAGGGAGCTGCGTCGGGTCTTCTCAATTCGGGATCGACGACCAAGGCGCTGGGCAATTACGGTACGCAACTCAACAGCCAATATTACAACAACTATCTGCAGCAGCTTTCCGGCCTGTCCGGGCTCGGGCTCCAGGCTGGCGGCCTCGTCGCCAATACCGGGCAGACGTCGAATAGCACTAGCTCAGGTGCGAGCCCGTCCACCCTTGGCTCGATCGCATCGACTGTGGGCGGCATCGCCTCGATCTTTTCCGACCGTCGACTTAAGACGGCAATCCGGAAGCTCGGAGAATTTACAGACGGGCTCGGAAAATATTCCTTCCGCTACAAGTGGGGCGGCCCACGATACGTTGGGGTCATGGCCGATGAAGTGGCGAAACTCCGTCCGTGGGCGCTCGGGCCTGTCGTCGACGGTTTCGCGACCGTGAATTACGGAGCGCTGTAATATGGCTAGCAGCTTCGATCAGCTTTTTCCGTCCCTCGCCAATCCGGGAAATCTCGGCACGGCTCCCTACGATCCAGCACAGAGCGCATATTCACTTGGCATGCCGCAACAGCAGAATACAACCAACGTTCTGCAGACGCTTAATTCCGATATGGGCAATATGCAGCCTTCGCCGGCCGTGCAGGCTCCCGACGCCAGCGGTGGTAATTATCTGCAGCCGCAACAGCTCCCCGACGAGAGTGCGCCGGGCGGTAATATGCCTCGCAAGCGTTTGTCGCTGGTCGACACGATTGGCCGGATCTCTGACGTCTTGGCGAATGTAGGCGGCGCTCCGCAGCAATATCAGCCGTATCTTGATCAGCGCGTCAAGACTGCACAGGATCAGCAGGCCAGCGCGCTCGACAATCAGGCGAAGCAGGCCGATATTCGCCAGACGGGCGTCGCTACCCAGGTCGCGCAGAACGGCATTGTCGGACAGTTTGCCAACGGTGTGAAAGCGGCAATCGCGGGCGGTGCTGATCCGCATCAAGCAATTGCGGCGACTGCGCAGGCCCTGAATGTGCCTCCGAACGTGGCGGCACTGTTCGGACAGCAGTACGATAAAAATCCGGCAATTCTGGACGCTTTTTCAGCGACGGACCCGAACAAGGAAATTTACGGCACTCAGCCGATTTGGTTCACAGATCCGGCCACAGGGAAACAAGTCCTCGGGCAAGTCTCGAACAAGGGAAATTTCAAGCAAGTCGATAGCGGTGGCCTCACGCCGGCTGACACGATCAAGACGGATAATTACGGCAACGTCTTGGTGACGCGAGGCGCCCATAGCGCTGCGCCGATCACAAGCCGTGTTATTCAGGGCAAGCTTGGCATGGATGAAGTCGCGACTGGCACGGACGCCAATGGCTCGCCGACGAAAGTTGCCGCCCTTCCCGGATCGACAGGCGCACTCAATCAGCAGAAAACGCAAGGTGAGATTGCGAAAAATGCCGCACAGACGGCAGCGATTGATGCAAAAACTAACGGACCGAAATTGACTAAGGATGCGACAAGCGCGCTTCGTTCTCTCGACAATATCGAGGCCGGATTTTCCGATCTTGATAAAATGCATGCGCTCGCCGGGCAGGACTTCGGTCTCGGCCGCACTGCGCTTGGTAATGAAGTCGGCGCATATTTCGGAAACTCTGCAGCGCAGAAACGGCTGGAAATCGCCAAGAATGTCAATTTGCTGCAGCAACAGCTTCTTAAAGCTCTTCCGGCAAGTGCAACTCGTTCGGTGACGGAGCAAAAAATTCTTTCGGCGAGCTTGCCTGATCCGAATAAGATGACGCTCAGCACAGCTCGCACGGTCATTAATCAGCTTCGGCAGGATTTCCTTGCCGGCGTTCAAGCAGCGGACGCTCCGCAAGCTGTGCCTGGGCAAGCTTCGCCGCGAACGATCAAGGCACCCGCTCAACCGCCCGTGGCTACAGTGCCTGGCGGCTGGAAAATTTCGGTGGTGAAATAAAATGCCAAAGTATCGCATTCAGACGCCAGACGGAAAAACTTTGCTGTATGACGTGCCGGACGGCGTAACTGCCGCCCAGGCCCTTGCGCATGCGCAGCAAAATTATAAGCCGCCGATGACGTCGGCAACCCGAAAAACTCCGGCAGTTCCTGTGCAAACTCGGCAGCAGGGCGTGCAGCAAGCAGCGCGTAATGCGCAGCCGGCACAGGACGGCGGCTTCTTCTCTGGCCTCAAGGATTTTGCTGCGTCTGCAGAAGCCGGCGCCAGTAAGGCACTTTACGGCATTCCCGATCGCGTCAAGGCTGCGCTGGACTATTACGGGCCGAAAGTCGGCGTCACGCCACAAATGGCTCAACAGGGCTATGGCACGGAAAATTTCGGCAAAGGCAAAAGCTATCAAGATCAGCTCGCACTTGAACGGGCTGCAACGAATCAGCAGGCCAATCGCAGCGTTGCGGGTAATGTCCTCGGCACTGTCGCTTCCTCGATCGCGTCGGGCAGTGCGGAAGCTGCAGGCCTGAAAGCGGCCGGAGCCCGTCTTGCTGCGTCGAGCGGAAAAGTTGCACGCGGGGCCGGAAACGTGTTGCAGGCTTTGACGGATTTCAAGCGCGGGCAACCTGTAAGAAATGTCGGACGTGCTGCAGTCGTCGGCGGCGCGACAGGCGCGGCGCAGGCGGCAGGGCAGGGCGAAAGCCCGACTGTCGGCGCAGTGGCAGGCGCGGCAACGGCAGGCACTTTGCAAGGCCTCGGCACGGCTGCGAAGAAATTTCTTGTGCAGCCTGCAGCCGATATTCTTGGCCTTTCCAATGCCGGAAGCTATCTCAAGCGCTTCACGAACGCGACGACGGCACAAATGCAGCAGCGTTTGGATGCTTTTCGTCAGCAGACGGGCGCAGAGCCTACGCTGTTCGAGCTGCTTCCGCTTGCTGACCGCAATAAACTGATTTCGAACACGGTTGCCGGCCGCGACCCTATCGTCGATCAGGTATCGAACGCGATCAAGGCGCGTGGGGCGAATGTCGGGCCGGAAATGCAGGATGTCGTCAACGCTGCGACAGGTCCGCAGAAAATTTTGACGCAACGTCAAATGGTGCGGGATCTTGCGACGGCGCGAGGCGGTGCGAACAGTCAACCTGTCGGGGATCGCGGGGACGCCGCTTTGGCTTATCGCGCCTCGAACAGTCCGACCGATATGCAGACGTTTCGTCGAACGGAAGCCAATCTTATTATGGCGCCGCATGACAATGCGCCCGTGGTGGATAATCTTGACGATCTTCTACCGCAGCATCCTGTCGCCAATACCGCGCCGGCCCGGCAAGTCCCTGTGACGAACCCGGAAACCGGACAGCCTTTGCTCGATCAGAATAATCAGCCCGTCATGCGGACTATTCCGGGCCAGACGACTTATTCCATGACGGAAAGTGATCCGGAAGTTTCGGCCGCTATTCGTTCGGTGAGCGGTTCGCTGCGTCGACGCCTGCAGGACGGTCAGCCGATCACCGTACAAGACGTGACAAATATGATTTCCGATCTTGGCGACGATGCAGCGAAGGGCGGCATTGACGGCCGGAACGCAGCCAATGCGATCGACCATTTGACGGGCGTGCTGCAGCAGAACGTGCCGGACGCTGCCGATGCGGCTGCACGGATGCGACAGGCTTTTGCAGCGCGATCGCGCATGATTGAAGGAATGCAGGCAGGCAATAAGGGCGCACTGCGCGATGACATCCAAGTCGGCACCAATCAGCGCCAGGGGCAGCTTGTGCGCAATGCGTTCGATAGCGAGGAAGGCGTTGCCGGTCGTCAGGTTGGGCAAACGAATGCCTTGAATTCGGATCTCTCGACGACACCCAACAAGGCTCTCGCGACCACAATCGACATTGCCCGCGGAGGCCAGCCTGCACTTGCTGAAAATCTCGGGCAAAATGCGGCTGACCAGATTTCTCAGGCGGCTGGTGCACAGGCGAACAGCGCAGAAGCGTTGACGTCTGCCATGCGCTCGGCACAGAGCGGCCAAGGTAATGCCCTTTCTCCGGAAGATCTTGCTGGTGGCCTCTTGGCCTTGAGCCCCCATACTTTCGCCACGACGAAAGCGAAATTTATTAAAAATCTAGCTAACCATGTTTTTTTACCTGAAAATAAGGCAAGTCAGCTTGCGGATATGCTTTTTTCGCAAGATCCTCGCCAGACGCAGCTTGCAGTAAATTTGCTCAATCGCACGGACCAAGGCAAAGGGCTTCTGCAGTCGCTGAATATCGGGAATATCGTCGCGCCTCAACTGGCGCCGGATGCCTCTCCGCAGCCTGAGTTGCAGCAGGGTTCGGCACCGACTGAAACGCTCGGAATTCCGCCACAAACGGATGATTCGCAGCAGGGTTCGGCACCGCCCCAGGAACCGCAATCTGTGACGCCCGCGAGTGGCTATACGCTAATGTCGGCGCCCGGACCGGTCGATCCGTCGCAATCGCAATATATGCCGGCTCTGCAGCATATTTACGATAATGACGATCCGCAATTTCTGGATTTCGTCAACAAGCATCAACAGCAGGAAAGCGGCGGAAAGCAATTTGGCAAAGACGGACAGCCGATACGGTCGAAAGCCGGTGCAGTCGGCATCATGCAGCTTATGCCGGCGACGGCGAAGGAAGCGGCGGCGCGTGCTGGCGTCCCTTATGACCCGATCGCTCTGGAATATGATCCGGCCTATAATAAGTTGCTCGGGACCGTGCATGTCGCGCATCTGCTGAATAAGTATGGCGGCGATACACAGAAGGCGTCGGCGGCTTATAATGCCGGCGAAGGCGCTGTGGATCGAGCGCTCGACGCCAACGGAAATCTTGTTATGGGTGCATTGCCGGCAGAGACGCAGGGCTATGTGCCGAACGTGGCCGGATAAGAAAGGAGTTGACATGAATTTTTGTGCACTGATCGCTGCTGCCATTCAGCAGGCGCCGACGCCGGAAATCGCTGCGACGCTGCAGACGATCCATGACGAGGCTTGCCCGAAAGGCAGTACTGTCGAGCCGCAGTCTGGCGGTGGCGGCGGCAATACTCCGCCGACCGGAGGTCACGGCTAAATGATCCCGGCTTGGACTGCCCTTATTGCTTGTGTCGTTGTGCTTGTCTCAGCGGCCTTTGATGCACAGGAAGAACGTAAGCGCGTTTTTCCTGCATCGATAGCTCTTGCGCTCAACTGGATTTGGTTTCAGTCTGCGTTTTGGGGGCAGTTCAAGCCGGCTCAACTCATATTCGACGCCTTTAAAACAAGCGTCGATCCGATCGAGCTTTGGGGAGCGGGAGACGCCATTACGGCGATTTACGTTTTTACCAAAGCGCATGATCGTATGTGGGGGATCAGTCTCGTCGCTCTCTACATAGTCCAAATCGTCCTACATGCGACCTATGAGGTAGGGATATTCGACTATCCTCTCTATAACGGATGGCTCGACTTTACCTTTATAGTCGAAGTTGCGTGCTTATTCGCCGGGAGTAACGGGTGTGGACAGGCATCCAATATTATTCGCTGCTTGTCTTATCGCCTTAATTTTGGCGGGGTGCTGCGCATGGGCGATACTCATCAATCGCCTTACGCAGTGGACAACACGCAATGACGACGCTTGCCGACCTGATCAAGCTTGTCCCGTTTGTGGCAGTGTCGAGTGCGATCACATGGGGCGCCTCGCTCTATCGATTTCGCATGACGCAAAATGAAAAACGAACAGAAAAAACTGACAGGCTGGAAATTCACCGCGATAAGCTAACGTTCGAGCTTCTCGAAAATGCACGTACCGAAGCAGCAATTCTCCGATCAGAATTGGACGAGCTGCGCAAAGAGACGAACACGCTCCGGAAACTCGAACGGCATTTTTACCATTTCCAGCAATCGCTTGATCATTTGGAAGCTTTGTTGACAGCAACGACGCCGGAGGTTCGGGCGGATGCGGAACGTAACGCCCGCGCTTTCCTCAATAGAATGCGTCGCATAAACGAAGCGGAAGGGACGATCGCGAACGAAGTGCAGCGCGCGCAATCCGCAACGGAATTGGGAATAACTGTTTTTAAGGGGCCAGACGATGTTCACGAAATTTAAGGATTGGGCGGACACGAAATTCGTTCCGTCCTGGCGCATGTGGTGGAAGCTCTGGACCATGCACCTTGGCGTCCTGGCGGCAGCGCTCGCGACCTATCTCACGGCTGTCCCGAACGCCATGCGGGATGCGCTCGATTCACTGCCGCCGTTCCTGCGCGATAGCATTCCGGCGTGGATCGGGCCGCTGCTGTTCGTGCTGCTATTCGTGGCGCGCTTCTGGAACCAGACGAAAGGGAATGAGCATGACGGACGGCCCTGAAATCGTCGTGACGGCACCCAAGCCGGCCGGGATCAAGCATGTTGCTGGCGGCGGCGCTGCAGCAGCTGTCATTGCCCTGGTGCTCGCCGTGGCGGCGCTCAAGCCCGACGAAGGAAAAGACAATGTCACGTACCTCGATCTGGCCGCCCTACCGACATACTGCTACGGTCATATGGATCGTAGCGCCAAAGTCGGAACTTTTCATTCGGATCGGGAATGTGACAGTCTACTTTCTGTAGACGCCAAAGAAAAGCTCGACGCCGTGCAGGCTTGTGTCCCGCAAATTGCCGGCAATGCCTACGTCCTCGCGGCATCAACGCGCTTGGCCTTCAACATCGGCGCTCCAAAATTTTGCAGCTCGTCGATTGCAAGAAATTTCCGGGCTGGAAATCTTCGCGCCGGCTGCAACGGTTTTCCGGCTTGGCGGCTTGTTAATGGAAAAGTCATTCAAGGCCTCGTCAATCGCCGCAAGCGTGAGATGGCGCAATGCCTGCAAGGAGTTTCGTGATGTTCGGATTGTCCTGGCTCACTGACAAGCTCGCGGCTGGCATTGCCGGCTTTTTGCTCGTCTCGACGATCGCCCTCGGGATCGGGCTTGTCGCTACTCGAACGACGCTGCATTCCAGAACGCTTGAGCTTGCGGCCGAAAAGAGCGGACACGATGCCGATCGAAAGGCATGGGCGGCAGCAACGGCGACGGCACAGCTCCAAGACCAACAACACGCCGATACGGTGAAAACTGCCCAGGACAAGATTACGACGGAGAAAGCCGATGATCTATCGAAACAGCTTGCGGACGCTCGGGCTATTGCTGCCCGTTACGTCGCTTCTCATCGCGTGCAGCCATCCGCAGCCGCAGACAATCACGGCACTGGCAGGACATCGGATCTGCCCCCCGTTGCCGACACCTCCGTCAGCACTGACGGCGCCCCTACCCAGGCCGTCATTTCTGCAAACGACGTCGACGCCTGCACCCAAGCATATGTGACGGCGCAAGGCTGGCAAGATTGGTGGATTAAGGAAGCCAGCGTCGATCGCGGCTCGGGTAGCGGGGATCTCGCAACTTCCGATCCCGGAGATACCAGCCTCCCAACAGCCCCACAAAAATAGAGGATACCGTCCAAACGACGACGTGAATTATCCACCACATAGCATTCCCTCCAACAGTATTTTTTGGTACCAGAAAATTACCAACGAAGAAAGGACGTAATATGTCGACCAATACGCAGAATGTCCCGATTGCGAGCGGCGCGACCGTCAAGGTTTCGGGCAATTCGATCGATGGCTTCAACGCGACCGCGACCGGCACTCTGTCGATCGTTCGGCCGGATGGCGTCACGCAGACAGTCAATATCACGCAGACCGGCTACAATTCGATTTCCGTGCCGATCAGCGCCAATATGACCGAACCGGGCGTCGGTACCGTCACTTCGTCGAGCGGCGCGGCCGGTACTCTGATCGTCGGCGGCGCGCCGGGCTTGGCGCTTTCCGCTGCTCCGACGACGTGCACTGTTGCTCAGCTTCCGGCGCCTGCGACGACTGACAAGGGCGTGCGTGCCGTCGTTTCCGATGCGAATGCCGCCTATACGACGGCGAACGTCGGTTCGACCGTTGCCGGCGGCGGCGCCAATACGGTGCCTGTCTGGAATAACGGCACCAACTGGATTATCGGCTAATTGTTTCAATGCCTTTTTGCATAGTCATATCCTCTTTTGAAATCTGACCATGCAAAAAGGCAACGAGACAAATTAAATCCGATTGCAAAGCATGCAAGTCCAACAGCTATAATATGCATGTGAATGTTCCTTATCGGCTAACCGAATTTCTTGAGGTAAAGGGCAATGAGAAGAGCTTCGGCTTTTCCATTGTCCTTTACTCTTGCAAGATCGGAAGTCATTTTCGGAAATAGGCGTCGAGCTTCGGCCGACGTCTCTTTTTTATCTGACGAAACGCCCATCTTGCGTTTCCACAGAGCTGGCGAAGGCCAGTGAATTACGGCGTTCGGGCAGGCAAGTAGGCAGATGCCGTGCACAAAGCCCAAAGTCTCGCCGAATTTGAAGGTAGACGAAACCCCCTGCTTTGGCATTGCCGACACGCTTTCGATCGCGATATCTTCCGGCTGCGCTTCCGATAGCGCAAACCACCAGGATCGAGCCCACTTCTGCCAGTCAGGTGCTTTGCCGGCAAACGGTACGTCCAGGCACATAGTGCTGCCATCGGCATAGATGATACCTAAGCCGCCTGTCTGTCCGGGATCTATGCCGGCGACGGTCATCGCTCGTTCAATTCCATTTTGGCGATATCTTCCCGCCCGTTCGGCACGAACATAATCTTAAATCCCGGCCGCGTCACGGACAGAACCATTTTACTTATGTCGCCAAGCCGATCTTGTTCGACGATCAAAGTCGCCAGCGTGCCAAGCGTCATGCGGGCGTCTCTAGAAAGGGCAGTCGGTCCCGGCATCGGAAGATCCTTTAAGGAAGGGCGCCAGCCAAGCCGGCGGAACGAAGAATGGAACGTCCAGTTCTATATCCGGACGTGGCGGCATCTCCATGAAGCCTTTCTGCACGAATAGCCAATATCGCTTGGTTTCGAGACTTTGAAAAGCCCTGCCAGGGCGTACATGCTGCAGCGTGCGGTTGATCTGTGCCGTTTCGGGCTTGACGTGCTGGACGCAGAGCGTCGTAGGACCGCAGGGACAATTGTGATCGACCTGTAGGCCGTCAATTTCGAAGCCGTGGATATGTTGTGCCGACCAGCGATGAGCAAGACACATTTCGCCTGTCTCGCTGTCATAGAAGCGCCCGTAAGGCTCACTATGTCCATGTCCTGTCGTTCGACCGCCGATCCACATAACGCATCCAGTAATCGGATCGAAAGCGCATTTCTCGGCGAAACGCTGCAGAGGTGTCTTTCCGTTGCGCTGATGATGCGGGATCTTGCGATAGTCTATTTTCGGTAACGCATCATGCTCTCGACTTCGGCTTTCACTCGCAACTTCCGCTCGCGTGCCCACGGATCGATATCCTCCATAATTTGCTTGACCATTGGCACTAGCTCAGGCCGGTCAATTTCCTCAAAGACAAGCTCGTCGTGCACCTTGAAAATTGGTAACAGGCCTTCCTTGCGCGCTCGCTTCGCCGCCTCGATCATGAGGCAACGTGCGGAGCCCTGAATGCAGTCAGCCGTGATCATGCCGTGCCATGCGAGATGCCGACGGAATTTCTTGCCCTGATAGGACATGAAGCTCCATCCAGGGACTTCGCATTGCCGGATCGGGTGCCAGTTCTGTTCGCGGCGCGGGCGATGATACCATATCTTGCGGCCGCTCGGGAGACGCATCGAAAGGAAGTCGCCTTCCAGCCGGAATTCGATCCCTTCATAACTGTGCGTGCGCTTCTGATCGTCCCAAACCGCGTCAACGCTGGCCTGATAGAGCCCGTACCAGAATTTCGGCACCAAAGGCGCGAATTCCGTCCTGTAGGATTTCACGGCGGTTTCAGCGAATTCGATCGGATGCTTGGGTGCGAAGCGTGCGCGGAAGCCGATCGAGCCGAGCCCGTAGCCGTTGCCAAGCGTCGAGCATTTGCCAATCGTGCGCTCGAACACAAGCTTTTTGTTCACGGGCTTTTTGAAAATCAGTGAGGCGTTTTCGGAATAGACGTCAACGCCCATGTGCATTTGTTCGGCGCGGTCGTGCTGGCCGGCGAAGCTCCACAGGTTTTTCGCTTCCACACCCTGAAAGTCGCCGCTGACAATGATCTTGCCTTTTTCGGGAACGATGCACGATCGCAGCGAAGAGATGATCGCGGAGAAAATCTCATAGTGCCAATTCTCGCCGCCAGGATCGAGGCACCACAACCAACGGACTTCTTCGATGTCGCGCGTCATGATCGCTTCGGCGAGGGTTTCGGCCGTCAGGTTGACGTTTCGGCCCTTCGCAGCGATGGCCTCTTGACGATCACTTATTTCGCCTCGGGGATAGTTTTGCACCTGAATAAGACGGCCGGCGTCTCTGCCTGTCCGCGCGCCGTGATATTGTGTAGAATAACGCACTCGACCGTCGAAGTCGGATGCGCAATCAAGCATTCTTTGAAGCTTTGCAACAGAGCTGGATGCAAGCGCGCGTCGAAGGGACAGGGCTTCATAGACATGCTCCGGCAAAGGTTCGTCGAGAATATCAACGTCGAATTCGTCGTCCGGATCGAGGATCGCGTTGAGCGTCGCCTTTGTCATGTCAGACAGGCGGACGCCTTGCTCATTCACCCAATTCAGGACTTTTTCGCGCTGCGTCGGATTGAAGCCTGTCAGCTCCCGGAACCGCTGCGTCATCGGAATTCGGACTTGATCGAGAATGTGCATGCAGGCGTGCACGAATTCTACATCGATCCTAAGCCCACGCTGCTGCGTATACTGATCTAAAATCCACGTCTCGCGCTCAGACGGCCCAAGACCTAGCGTTGCGTGATAAAGCCCAAGCTGTGCTTCCACGTCGACGGCGCCATATTTATAGAGGCGATCGAGATTGAATTCGTTGTGATGCGACCAACCGCTCAGGCGATCGGGCTTGCACATTTTGAGCATGTGAGCGTGGCCTTCCATATCCTTTTGGACAGGAAGATCCAGGGCCGTGATAGCAGCGTCGAGGCCAAGCGGCAGGCCTTTCATGGCGCAAACGGCCATGGTATCGTGCCAGCGCTCGGGCGGCAGGGCAGGATAGCCGATCGGCTCCATATGAAAGTGCCACATAGCCTGCTCAAAGCCGGCATTGTGGCACAGGAAAATTACATCCGAATCGTTGCAAAGCGCCAGAAGCTCAGGGTCGAGCGCATGGATTTGCTTTTCGGAAAGTACGCGCGTCGGCTGGATTTTGCCGTTGTCGACAAGCTTGAGCTGCAGCGAAAGCATGAACGTCGAAAGATCGGAAGCGTATTTCCACGCTCCGACTTTGCGAAGATCGGCACGGCTCGCCGTCTCGAAATCAGCTTCGCAATAGCGCATTAGTCCAAACTCGTCCGCTTGACTGTAATCGTCCAATGCCCGACGAGATTTTCCGCGCTATCGCCGAGATAGAAGGAAAGCGAGCCGTCCGCGACGATTAAAAATCCCGGCAACTCCGTTAGTTGCAGGCTGGCATAATCCGCCATGATATCTGCGATCGAGCCGCCCAACTCTTGAAGCTGCCCGGGCTTGAGATTGTGCTTGCTCATTAGAATTCCTCCGTCCGAATTTCGCTCTTGATTTGTTCGAGCTTGCGGCGTGCGCGTCGGCCTTTCTCGCCGGGCATCTTAGTCCTCGCAAGCAGGTTGCGAAAATTCAAGGCTTCCCGCTCCTGATCGACGCGACCCCGATGCTTTATGGCACAGGTAGCGTGCTGTACACGCCAGCTATTACCGAAGCGCTCGAAATGCCCGTCACCGGCCGGAACGAAGCTATTGCATCGGTAGCAGACACCGGGATAGCGATTTCTCATAGATCGTATTCCGGTGCGGGGTGTTTGGGCAGAGAACGCGGCTTAGGCGCTTTCGGCGATATGCCGACATCGCGCAACCATTCCTCGTTGCGAGCTGCGTGCGTGGCATCCCAGGCCGGCAGCGGACCAATCCAGCCGACGACCTTCAATCCCGTCGTCTGCCCGGAAAGATGATAGGTCCATTTGCCGCCCTTGAAAACCAGGACCATAGGGAAATAATTTCCCGGCTGCGCCAGATAGGCCATAAAGCCCACGTAGAGGCCATCGAATTCCGGATCGCCGTCGCGCTCGATATTCACAGGTCATACTCCTGCGTTTCGCCAAATCCCGGCTTCATGATTGTCTCAAGAGCCTTGGCAAGCGGCGTCTGTTCGGTTGCTGGTGCTTCCTGACTGACCCCGCGAGAAATCCAATCACCGTCGCCATCGCGCGAATAATTGTGTGACGGCAGCAGGCCGAAAAGGTCTGTGAGCTTGCCAGTAGGAAGCGGGCCGGCATAAGCGTGCGGCGGACGCGGAAAGCGCACGTTGCTTTCGTCGAAATGCCAGCCGCCTTTCCACCACAGCAGAACGATCGGCTTGGCGATTTCCGCCTTCACGTCATGCGATACGAAGCACAGATACCGGCCTTCGGTCTTAGGGTTGTGCCGTGCCGGGATGATTTCGACGATCATATCAATTTCTCCATCATGCGATAGAGTGCGGCGCGTGAAGCAGCATATTCCCGATCGATACGCTCATGCTCCAAAATGGCTGCTTCGCTGTCGTAGGGGACTGTACCTTCGAAAGCTTTGTCATCCACAGCTTGTTCGAAACGATTGAGCGCTCGGGTAAATGCTGCTTTCTGATGTCGCTGCATATTTCCCTCCCAAGGAAATAACGGCGGCGAGGCTTCCGACAATCCCTGAGGATTTCCTCGCCGCCGATCCCTTGCGGGATTAGAATGCCGCCTGCACGTCCTCGGCAGTCGGAGCGCCGCCAGTCGGATCGAAATCCGAATATCCTGCCGCGAAGCTGCCGAACACGTCGTTATTCGACGGGCCGGAGCCGCCAAGCTTGGCGTCCTTTTTGATGAAAAGGCAATTCTGGAGATACGCCGTGCAGCCGTCCTTGTCGTCGAGCTTCTTGCGACGGAAGCCCTTGATCGCGACGGACGGAACGACCCAGGCACCGGGGAAAAACAGCTCCTTGCCGGCGACAGCCCGGGCATGCTCTTCGTCGGGGATGTCGATCACCTTGCCCGCTTCCAAGCGTGCCAGCTCGATCGGGAATTTGGAATTCGCGATCAGGATGCCAGCGTAATCCTTGTAAAGATCCGCGCGCTGTGTGGCCTTCTCTCGGATCTTGAAGCGCTGGTCCTCGGACAGGGCCGGGTTCTGGCACTTGAATTCCGCCGTGGCGATTGCACGCTCACCGGCAGTCTTGCCCGACATGCAAGCGAGATAATAATCGGCCGGCGAAGTGAAACCGCCCGTCTCCGACTTGATCGCATTGACCATGACCGGAATGAGGGCGTCGAAGTCGACCTTGTCCAGGCCGAACGTGCCGCCAAAACGGGGCTCTGCTTGCGAACCGTCGTCGAGGCGCGGCGACGACTTGACTGCGATCGACGAATAAAGCGTGCGTGCCGGCTTCTGGCACACATAACGGAAAGTCTCGGCCATGTTTATTTCCCTTCTTTCACATAAAAGTTGACGTAAGAATTTCGATCTATCACGCGCCGCGCAAATGTCAAAGATCAAATCGTGGCGTTTTCTGCAGGCACTGCGCAAATACAGGACAGGTTATGCAATCGCGTTCAGCCTGAATATGAGGAAACCGCAAAGGGAAATCCCCAAAACACGAAGGCTTCGTCGGCGGTATCAATGAAAAAAGATACACAACCGAACCGACCGCAATGCCGATCAATGTGCCGTACAAAATATTGTTCATCTCACCGTTCCTTCGGCACTATCGCTTGTGGCAGATGATTTTCCGGCATTTCCGGATAACAATCGCAGTCTTGCCAATCGTTATGCCCGAAACTTCCGTCCCGGTAATATCCACGACCGATTGCCCGGAGATAAAATCCCTCACCCTTGCAGCGAGGGCACTTCGGATGATTTTTCGGATTAGGCATCTCACCAACCCTCTCTATCGAGCCTTGCACATTCTTCCTGCCACCATTCATGCTTGCAATGATCGCTACAGAATTGAAGCTGTTTGTCGTGATCTTCGACGCGGTTTTCTTCCGTCACCGGATTTCCGCACATATCGCATTCCGCGTCCATCTCACCATCCCTGCTCTTCGGTGCCGGTTTCGAACGCGGCGAACACATGAGAATTTCCTTTGCGCTGTGCGGCTGGCCTCGGATCGTCCATCGGCGCCACGGACAGGCCAAAGCTCTCAGGCTTGTAGCCATATTCCAGCGCAAGCTCTTTTCCGCGCGTTGACAGCTTCTCAATCTGCGCAGGCGATTTAATTTTCGCCGGGTTGTAGGCTTTATCTTTGAAAGCCTCGACCAACACTGCGTCGGCGCCTGGACGCCACACGCGATTGACTTTTTTCTCGACAAGCTTGGCGTGCTTGAATTCCTCCGGCTTGGCGCTTGTCGTCAGGCGAGCATGCACGACGTTATCAAGCGCGTTCATGAATCGGCGCGCAGAGGCGCGCTTGGCGTAATAAGCGTCAAGTTCTGCGTTGGTGAGCATCATAATAAAATCCTCTTCGCCTTCCACGAAATCCTCGAATGCGGTTTGCATCTTAGGACAGTCCAGAAGGACCGGGCAAAACTGGCACCAATCGCCATCGTGGAAATCCGCATCAGTGACGGAATTGACGTCACGATTGTAAAGCTCCCACATGCGCGGCAGCAGCGTTCCGTTGCCCCACTTGCGGATATTGCCGAATGTCTGCTCCCAAACTTCCGGCGCCTCGAAAATGCCAAAGAAATTCGGCTGCACGATCGCCAGCGTCATCACGGCATCGTCGGGCGCTTCCATAAGCTCCGTGACGTGCATGATCAGCAGGAAGGAATAATACAGGAGCTGCTCGTTATCGAGGACGTAGACGCCAACGCCTTCGCCATTCTTGTAGTCGACCAACCACGCTTTCGCGGTGAAATTGTCGAACACCCAATGGCCGAAATCGACAGTGCCTTTCAGCAACGGGTGCAGATGCGGCAGATGGATAGTCTGCTCGATCATCGTCCGGCCGTCAGGATTTTGATCCATGATGCGTTGGCAATGCGTCACATAGACGCTGACAGGATCTAGCTCGATCCCGTCCGGCCAGCCTGCAATCAGTCCCTCGAATTCTACGCCGATATACTCATAGGGTTCGCGACCGCTTGAAAGGCATGTCGATCCCAGCAGATGGGCGGCGTTACCGCGCTGCGCATATTCGGTCGTGATGTTTTCGAATGTGCCGGCTTCGATTTCCTTGCGATGCAGAAGGAAAGAGCCGTCACAATTCAGAAAGCGCTTAGCGCCCGATCCGCCTAGCGGCGAATGTTCTAGCTGATCCATGCCAGCCTCCCAAGGAACATAAAAGTTGACGTAAAGGTTGCCGGGATAACGCTCCCGGCCGGCGTGTCGATAATCTCACTAATCGACAAATAGTGGTTCCGGCCACGGCCCGAACGATCACCCCTCGAAAGTGATCCCGGCCTTCTTTTCGAGGGCCTGAGCGAACGCCTCGCGGTTGGCCTCGGGGATATTGCGCGAGTGCGGCACTTCGCCCGCCGGGACGAATTGCGCGATCACTTCCTTGACCGGAGCCGGATCGCCGAGCTTCTGCGCTGCCTGATTGGTCAGCTTCGACAGATCCTCGACGGTCCACTTGCGCGCCGGAGCGGCGGGCGACGGCGAATTGCCCGCAGCGCGAGCGAACGCGGCGAATTCGTCATCCTCGTCAGCCGCAAGGGCCTGTGCAGTGCTGCCATCGCTCGAACCCGTCGCAGTCGCAGAAGTGCCAGTGGGCTTGATAGCGTCCTCGCCCTCGCCCGGACCACGCGACAGGCCCGCCTTCATACGCCACAGGCCGCTCTTGACGATCGAGCCCGTATGACGCGCCGGATCGAAAGGGGTGCCGGCGGCGTCATGCGTCACGCCGTCCGAATTGGAATGAACGGCGGCAGTCGACGTCGAAGCCGGGGCAGACACGTTGTTGGTGCCGCTTGCGGGCGAACCGCTCACGTCGGTGACCGGCGCCTTGGTCGTCTGTGCGATGGCATTGCCCGACGCACCGCCAAGCAGGGCGCAGACGGCGAGATAGCTCGCGACCGGCACCGGCATCATGATGAAATCTTCGCTCTTCATTTCCGTTTCTCCTTCTCATCCAGGACTTTGAAAATGGTGTTGAGCTTCCGCAGTGACTTGACGAATATCTTTTCGCTGATCGACCCAGGGGCCACGAAAATATCCGCCATGACACTGCCGCGCTGTCCGATGCGATCGAGCCGGGCGACACCTTGCTCATTCTTTGAAGGGACCCAATCGGGTTCCCCCAAACCACACCGGGACGCGACATGCTGCAGTCCATCAATACCTTCGCCGCCTGCCTGCAAATTGGCGATGAACACTCGTGTATTATCGTCTTTCACGAATTTATCAACAGCCGCTTGACGTTGCACGGCATTTTTTCCGCCATGAAGCATGACCGTCCCGAAACGGGCCAAACCAGCCTCATACAAATTCAGGACATTGAGATGCCAGCCGAACAGGACATATTTCTCATCTGAGCCGTCCAAAAAGTCTGCGACGTAATCGACAATCTGTGGCGCCATGGCTTGCCCCATGAGCCGGCGAGCCTCAGCGATATGGCCCAGCGTGACGATATCTTTTTTCGTCTGCACTTCCTCGATCGTCAGCCCAAGCATGCCTTCCGCCTCGATCGCGCTGGCAATCGCGCCTGTCTCTGCGACGGTAACAATCTGGAAGCGAGGAAGGTCCATTTGGGTCATCACGTCGGCTTTGAGATGCCGTGCCATAATGTGCACGCGCAGGCGGTTTTGCAGCTCTGATTCGAGCGACGTGCTTTCCATCTTGAATTTCTTGCCCTCGATCGTTTCGCCCTCGCCCTGCTTGTTGTATTTTTCCTTGAATTGATCCTCCGTCGCATAGTCGATCGCTTCCCAATCGAAGTGGCGGAAGAGGACGTAGCATTCACTCGGACGGTTTAGCAGCGGCGTGCCGGTCAACGCGACGTGGCGTTTGCAGTATGTCGCGATGCACGGGATCTTGTCTTCGCCGTGCTGGAATTCCTTGCGGCTGTTGCCCAAGATGGCGCGCGTCACGATCGCGTCGGCGTTTTTCATCTTATGAGCTTCGTCGCAAATCAGGACATCCCATTCATATTTGGCGATGGCCTTGATGATCGCGGGATTTCGGGCTGCTTCATAGCTGATCACCTGATAGTGCGCTGTTGGGTGAATTCCGTCCTTCACCTTGAGCATGACGTTGGCGCGCACGTTCGGGATTGTCGACCATTCGCGGATGCGCTCACCCCATTGCAGTCGCACCGACGCCGGCACGATGACCAGCACGCGGGTCGCTTCGAAATGGTTGCAGAAGGCAATCGATGTTGGAGTTTTTCCAAGGCCCGGCTGATCGGCATCAATGCCGCCGTCGTTCGCAATCAGATAATCCAGCGTGCCGCGCTGATAGGCCCACAATTCTTTTCCAGGCGGCAGGCGCTTTGTGCCAACGCCGTCAAGTGCACGGCTGGCCTCGATCCGTCGACGAAAGCCAGCGAGTAGCGGCTCCGATCCGTCGCCCAGGTCGCAAACGCCATAGGGATTGTTCGTAAACAATACGGCCCGTTCACGGTTACTCGCCGCCGTCGAATAGACAAGGCCACGGTACGCCATCGTCCGCAGGATTTCCTTTTTATCCTTGGGCGGCATTTCCAGAACGAAAAGCCCATCCTTGCCCTGGTAGACTTTCGTGTTCATCGAAAATCCTTGATGAATTCGTCTAGTGGCTGAACCGACACTTCTAAGGAGCCGAATTCTTTTTCTGCTTCCGGATCGTAATGCGGAGATGATTTAACCGGACAACGCTTATTGCATTGCGTCCAGGCATCGCCGCTAATCGCATCACATTTCGGGCATTTAAGGTAAACAGTCACAGGTCGAATTCCTGCATAGGCTTTGCAGTCTCAGGTATCGCAACGCGCGGCAAATTTTCCGCAAGGCGCGCTGCTGCTTGGATCTGCAACGTCAAGCGCCCTAAAATCGCTTCACGGACCTCAGGTCCCCATTCGTCGAGCATGCCTTTGATGTCCGTCAGGCTCCATCCGCCAAACGACGCAGCAGCGATAATGCGCGCCATCGCCATTTGATCGCTTGTGAATCGTCTGACATCGCCTGACGTCCTGGCAACCTCGCCAAACAAGCCTTTTTCTTCCCAAAGGCGGATGCCACGTTCCGACGTGCAGCCGGCAATCGCGATATCTTTGATCGAGTGATGGGCGTCAGCCATTATTTTTCCTTCCCGCTACGGGGCTGATCGAGGGCGGCGGTTTTTCTATCCCAATCACACGGGATGTTGTTCGCCACGCACCAAGAGCAGGGTTTTTCACATTTTGAGTGCTTACGAGAAATCGCGGCGGTCAAAGCAGCGCGATAGGAACCCCATGCTTCGTCAACATGAGGCGCTCGGCGGCAATCATATGCTTCACCAGCGTTGAAGCCAGAATAAAACGCCTCCCGCAGCCCATCGGACGCAGGGGCGGCGAACCGCTTGCCAGCCTCAAACGCCGATGCGAGCGCACGGTCGAACGCGTTGTCTGCATCCGGATCAGCTTCGTATCGAGCCGCTATCTCGCCGAGAACCTTGATGGGCTTCTCCCCACTTCCCGCCACGGCCGCAGCGGCGGCGACCCCGGAACCCTCCCCCGCATCGGAGAGGGCGGCGCGCACCCGCTTCTTGGCGGCCATCGCCTCACGGTGCATCCCAACGACATCGCCATGCAATGTGACGAGGTGCAAATCGCTTTCGGCTCGCTCCAACGCCGACCGCAGCCCATCGGACGCAGGGGTGTCGGACATCCGCGCGTCGCGGCGGTGCTTCGCGAAGGCTTGGACAATCTCGCGATGGTCCCAATCACCACGGCGCATAGCTGCGCGTATCGTCAGATTGCTAAATTCGGCATAGTGGTAGTTAGCCGCTGCCTCTCGATCCGCCTGCGCTATTTCCGGCTCGCCTTCGTCCTCCCCACTCCCCACCACGGATGCGGTGGCTTGTTCGGAGGCCCAGAGGATCACGTGCGGTTCCTCCACAGGCCCCTCCCCCTGCGTGACAACCTCGGGCGGGTTGGGATTAGTCGTCATCGGAAAAACTCCTCAAATTCACGCTGCGTCAGTGGCTGATTTTTCCAATGATGCAGCCGCTCGACAATGAAAAATTTCGCGTGACGTCCTGATCCGGGATGCAGGAAAGAAAACCCACCGCTGGCATTTTCGAGCATGGGCAGTCCGGCAAATTCCAGCTCATTGGCGAGGCGATTGGGAGATTTCTGCCCTCTCCATCGCGTCTCAAGCCCGAACAGCAAGGAAAGTGCCGGAATGATCGGCGCAAGCTCTTCTGCGTTATAGAACGGCCGGACGATCCAATACGGAAGCCATGCGCGTACGGCCTGCTTGTGGATATCGTCCGGCGCGCTCTTAGCCCATTCTTCCATGCCGTCGCGCCAGACTTGCACGACGCCAGGGCGGTTGCCGGTTTCCTTCATGCGTCGCACGATATGCGCCGTGGGCGAATTCCAGAAACCGGCGCCGCTCACTTCACGCGCTCCAAAAGCAAAATGACGGCATCCGTCAAAAGTTGACTTAGCGGGGTGTGATAATTTTGTTTGCTGATTTTCATCAACTCTTTGCGGAAACGTGCGGCATTTTCCTGAGCAACTTCGAGGTTCAATGCTTCTTTGAAAGCATCATATCCCGTTCCATCTTTCGACTTCACGCCAGGGATATAATCCGCTTCGGCTACGTCAGCGTTCGTGCCGCGAAAAATTGCGTCGGTCTTGTCTCGCTGGTCTGCCACTCGCATATCTTCGTCGATATCAAGCCCATGCGCAAAACTGCCGTCCCAATCTGCGCGCTTCTGATTTTCTTCGCTGCGAACATCGGCCCATTGCTTTTCGAGCGACTTCCATTCGTCATATTGCGTCACATCGACGCCGAAAGAATGCAGCATGACATAGCGAGCCGCATTGTTGGCCTGCTCATGGCTTATGCCAATGCTGTCCATGATCGGCATGGCAATATTGCAGTGCCAAGCCCATGCATAAGGCTTATCTGCTTGCATCTTTTCCATGAGCCCACGCATATTATGGACAGGCGTATCTTCCTTCAAGCCTTCCAACATCTTGTAGGTTTCCCAGGCTTCTTGCACGACACCGACAGACGGCCGGGCGTTGCACAGCCGCATAGCCGCCCTGAAACCGTCCGTGTAGGCATTCTTCTGAGCTTCGATATTCATTTCACGTCTCCCAAGGTTAAAGATCAAACTCAATCGTCGGAATTTTCCATTGCGTGTCTGTTGGCCTTAACCAATGCAAATCATGCGATTTAAGTTGCTTCTGTACTATGCTGCGATCGAGGCCATGGATGCGCATCAATTCCTGCACTAGCACCGCATGAGACATTTCACCGCCATTCTGATTGAGGACTGCCGTGATTTCTTCGCGGCTGGCCCAATCGTAGCGGGATTTCTCAGGTCCTTTCTTTTCGGCCGGCGCCTTGTCGCTGTGCGCCAGGACGATGGACTGCCCGACTTCCTTGACCTTAAGATAGCGGCTATCGTCGCCTACGTCAGCATCTTTTTGCTTCCGCACCGTCAGGATTGTCCCGTCTTGAACCTTTTTGGTCGCGATGACGAAATCCATGTTGGCGAACAGGGCTGACGAACCACGCGCGCCCTTGCTTTCATCCTTGCCGCTGTGATGGATAACCAGCACAGTGCATTCATAATAGCGCGAAAGCTGTTCCATGAAATTGGTAATTTTCGTCATGTCATTGGCGGAATTTTCATCCAGGCCCGTATTCAGGCGTGTTGCCGTGTCGATCACAATCAGGGCGGGACGGGCTTTCAGCTCTGCCAAGTCAGCTTTGATGTTTTCCCATTCTTGAATATCATTGAATGACGGAACGAAATCGAGGATGAAAAATCTGTTGTCGCCGAGAAATTCAATTCCTTGCCATTCATTCCAGGCGGGCCAGCGTTTCTTTGCCGTGGCGTTCGGTCCCTCGCCTGCCAGGAATAGAACGTCATTCTTGACCGGCGGCGCACTCCATTGCCCGGATATGCCGTTGGCTAGGCATAATGCCCAGTCGAGTGCCACGAAACTCTTGTAGGAGCCTGAGGCGCCGTACAGCATGCCGATGCCATTTGCCGGTACATATCCAGGCAAGAGCCATTCAGGATCGCGGGCGTTTTCGGCATATTCGGAAAGGGATTTTACCTTACTGCGTCGATTTCTCTCAGCCGTTGGCGCCGTCAATTCTGGCGTCTCGACACCGACGAAATGGGCGAATGCATCTGCGTTGCTCTGGAAACCTTTTACGCCGTCCTTATCCTCTGCATAATTTGCAGCGTTGCGGACGATCGTTTCTAATTCCCATTCGTCCCAAGCCGGTTGACAGTGCGGGTTCCAGATTTCCCACAGCATATCGAATGCCATGGCGGGAGAAATCGCCTTGTCAAGAATGCTGGCTGCAACTTGGAACGCGAGATTATTGCCGCCCTTGCCCTCGATCGAGACGCGGCCGGATTTGACATAGCCTTCCAGCAGATCCTTGGCCCAGGCGATATTTCGCGGCTGATCATGCTCGGGATTGCGGTCGAGGCCTAGTGTGTCCGTCTTTTTTCGCTCAGGAATAATTGCTGAGATACATGCGGGAAGCGTCTCAAGATTTCCGCCCGGAAGCTCGCTATAAGTGCCTGCGCTTGTTCTTGATCCGGGTAAGAGGATATAACCGCCAGAGACAATCTTTCCGTTGCGTCGAATTCCTCCGCGCGTATCAATGCCGTCAGCAATTCGCGATGCGGTGCTAGGGCCTTCTCCGCGAAAGTAAATATGGAGACCGCCGCGAGGTGTCCTAACCTGAAATGCTCGCGCAACGGCTTCTCTAATGACCGGATCGCGTTCGAGGAGCTTGCCCCACCAGTCAAGGCCATTGGGATCAACATCAATGACGAAGAGCCCGCTAGGGCCCGTCGCAACGGCCCAATTGAAATCCGGGTTGACACGTTGCCACCTTTCGATTTGCGCAGGATCATTGGTGGCCTCATGCCATCCGTGCTTAGTCGCCGGATCCTTGCCTCCAGGCACGACCGGGAAAACTTTAGCACCTTTGAGAATATCAGGGAGCGTTAGCACTTGCGCTCAACCTGACATGCTGCTAGAGACATTCCCGCCACACTCCCGAACAACCCCCGCCGAACGCCTCGTTAGCCATCGCTAGCGGGGCGTTTTGCTTTGTGTGAATGAGCCGAAATCGCCACAATCCCGGCACCCAATTGCCTAGACCTATCGCAACGCGAGGCGAAATGCAATCAGCCCCGATCGCGGTTATTCAAGGGCCGTCCCGTTGCTGCACCGATGAAGCGTTCCCGGTCCATCCTGGGATTTTCCTCACGCATCTCATCGGCGAAATGAACCGCTATGCGCTCCCGATCCTGCGAACTGACAGGCAGCTTGCGAATGATCGAAGCAATGCGGTTGAGTTGGGCAGCGTTGAACACAGTAGCTCCTTTCCAGCATTCCGGATCGAGAAGTCTACCAGACCAGCGCCCTTGTGTCTCGCCGGGATACTTAATCTAAGGCACGATAATACCGCCAAGCCCCGCCGCGTGATTGCCTACGGAACAGGCTCGAATTCTCGAAGCCACCCAGCTCATACCATTCGCGCTTTGTGATGCGCTCTTTGCGAATTGTTTGTGCCATTACAAATCGTACTCCAAAAAGTTTGCGAGATAATGCGCTTGCATGAAAATCTTACAGCAAGCATCAAAAAAGGATATCCCGAGCATTTCCGCATAGATTTGAAAATCCCGGTGCTTTGCTGCTAGGTAATATTCTTTTCGTTCTGTGCGGCGCCATATCCATTTGGGCGGTTTGCGGTTTCTTTCGTCCGCTTCCTTAATCTCCTTTAAACTTTCTTTCAAAAGCTCTTTAGCGCCTCCGCGTGGCCTATAACCATTTGCATATTGCAGGGTCATTGTCAGGCCTCCGCATTCAACGCATCGAGACGCTTTGCCAGATCCCGCAATTCGCGGCGTGCCAAAAGCTTGCCGGTGGACGTTCCCTGATCGAGCGTCAGGATAATCACTTCCATGGCAAATTTCCAGTCAAGGCCCATGCCTTCGCGCGGTGCGATTTTATCGGACATGATCAACGCTCCCGATCGATGAGAAGCGAGCAAGCGCCGTATTGCGCGGCGATGGTTGCGGCGAAGGCAACAGCTTCCCGAAAATCGGCGATCCACCATCCGCGATGAGGACCGGCTCTTTCTTCCACGCTCCAAACTGCCGATACGGTAGAACGGTTCATAAAGGAAAAATTGTCGGGCTTGATCGTGACCATTTTTATCGCTCCGTTGAAAGCGGTTGACTTATCGTCGAGCTGGCATCGCACGCCAGCGCGAAGGAAATCAACGAACATGAATGAGATGCAGCACAAGCCAATTTTTGCGAGGGAACGGAAGCCAGATTTGACGGCACCATATCTTTTCGCTTGCATAATTTGGCGACGTAATCCCTCCGAAACGCGGCGCATTAGCATAGACATGCTTATGCGGATACGCAATGAGCTGTAAGCTTCGAGCGCCCGATTGATAGCTGAAAAGTTTTTTGGATTTTTCTAGCACTTTATCGCTCCATTGAAAGCGTTTCTGATAAACCTGACGTAACGTCAAAGATCAAATTTGTCAACAGGATTTTTCAGATCCTGCAGAAATTTCAGCACAGGCTCATACTTCATTTTTATCTGATAGCCGATAAATCCCGCCATCTTGCTCAAGTCGCCATCGTACATTTCCTTGGCGCGCTCGATCAGTCCGGCCGGAATATCCAGCTTGGCAGGCTTGTCAGCTCCTGGCACGTTGTAGACGATCACGTTGCCGCCTTCTTCCTCAATCGTCTCGAACCATCCCGCCAGAAATCCACGGTGGCGCAATTTGTTGAAGACCGTTGCGACGCCACGCGCTCGCTCTTGCATAATCGCGGCCGGCAGGCTCAATAGCACGCGCACGGCAAGGTAATTGTGCCTGACAGGCTTCTGAGCGTCCGTTATGGTCTTTTTCACCCATACGGCGAGCGAGGCCCAATCTGTCTGCGATGCCTCATCGGTCATAGCGGCTTCGATCCGCACTTCTGCATTGCGCAAGATTTCATCCTTTCCAATCATTCCCAAGCTCTCGAATTCCTCCAAAAGCTTGGCATCCATTTCGAAAAGGAAATTGCGCTGATCATCACTTGCATATTTATAAATCCATGCGAGCGTGCCGGCGCTAACGCGATTGCGTCGGACGGATCGAGCAACCTTTTCGAATTCCGCGTCAACGTCCAATTCGCCTTCATCCAGCTCGATCCCGACATAATCGAAAATCTGCTGAATTTTCTTGCGGTCGACGCCAAACTTGACGCTCAATTCCAGTGCGCTTGCCATGTTACAAATCCTATTGACTTATCGTTGCCCTGGCATCGCACGCCAGAGCAAGGGAAATCAATCCTGGATTGAAATTTCTTCAACCATAAAAATCGAAATATCGATGGACCTATTTAGGCCGCCTATTGAAAGTTTGACAGCTGCCCTTAAAGCTTCGGCCGATGTATTCCAACGTCCCTTCGACGTGACCGCGCTTTGCATGTCACCAGAACGTAGAGAAAATGTCCAATTATGTTCGATTTCCATTAATTTTCTCCCGGCTTGTTGTGATAAATACGGACGCCACGCGCTCGAACGATGACGCGATGAATGTTGCGGCGCGGTTCCGGATGCGATGGCGTCTCGAAGAAGCCAATGACGAGAATTATTCCCACATACAGCCAAATGTGATGGTGCATCGCTCAAGCCCTCGCTTTCACAATTTTTTCATTTGTTCGGAAAGACGGTTAATGGCCGCAAAGAGCTGATTAGCCAATTGTTCTGGCGTCTGCTCAGGATATTCGTTTCCGTCTGAAAGCTTGATATTCAGGAAGAGCGCGCAAAGACGGACGCTATCCATTTCTTTCTTAGCTTCTGCTAGGATTTGGGCGCCGTTGCGCATTTGTTGCTCTAACAGCATCTCAAGCCCTCCGAACGCAGTAGGAAAAGGACAGGCGCCCAAAACGCACGAACGTCAGGCCGCCGATACGGCGCCGGGAAATCTCACCGCGCTCGATCATGTCGAGGGTGCCCAATCCTGGCACCGTGATCAACGCATAGACCGTGATGAAAACGAGGATGTCCATGGCTCAATATCCTCTCTCGGCTGCATTGTGAGCGCTGGAATAGCGCATAATAAGCATTCCGTGCGTCCAGCTAGCGCCGCCTGTCCGGTTGTGGCGCGTGCTGGCATAGGGATTTTCAGAATTGAATTCCGAATTATAGCCTCGCAGATACATGAGCGCTTGAACGCCGTTCGAAACTCGCGTTGCACAATCGAGCGTGCGCAAATAATTTTTCAGAAAGCCGTCATGCTTGCCGTTTGCAATGTCGCAAAGAAATTCGTTTGCGCTGAAAACATGCTCGTCCATGTCAGCGAAAAGCTCGCGAAGCCATTCCACGTAATAAGCGCGTGCTGCAAAAAGCTTGGCCTCGCGAGACAGCTCATTGTGCCGATGATTGTTGCGCGTCCACATATTTTCGCTCCGTTGAAAGCGTTTCCGTCTTGATAAACCTTATGTAGCCTCAACATTCTAGAGTGTCAACAGTTATTTTCTATATGGACCTTGAACGATTTAGAATGGCAAGCTCTTGCAGTCTCGCTATGCGCGTGCGCGTTTATAGCTAAAGCTATGTCGTGCTTCGCCGCACGGCTCCAACGCTTCCCAGCGTGCCTTAGCGACTGCACTCCTAACTATCCCGACGCGCTCTTCAAAGACTGAGAAAAAATCTCAGAACATCAAAATATTTTAACGCTTTTTTAACCCCGTACGATTAGAGTGATCTCGTCGGTGGCTTCTCGATATCCACCCTCGCCCCAAATCCACTCCCAATCATCGGAATAATTTAAATATGCGCGAAATTCCTCTCCCCGCCCGTCGCCGAGATGCCCAGGCTCTCGATTGGTCGAAATCCTTTTGGGCTCGAAAGGCTCTCGACGAAAAAGAATTGATCGAGCGCGTCGAAAAAGGCTTGACGGTATCGCCGATCTGACGTAACGAGAGGTTATCAATCAACGAAAGGAATTTCCCCATGATGATCATCGCCACTCTCGCCGCTCTCGCCCTGGTTGGGGCTCTCGTATGGGCATGCATCGTTGCATGACCCATGCGAAATCTGACGGACCGGCAGGTCTCGACGATGATTTTGCGTATTGCCAGACGTTAAAATATTTTTAAGCCCGTCCCGGTACCTTTTAGGATTTCAGCAGGACCCGGGGGCATGGTTCGAGGCGAGACGGGAGAGCCGGGCCTGGGGCTCGCACAGAATAAACATATTTTTTACATAACCCTCACCTAACGTCAACTTGACATTCTTGCCCACTATAGTAATCCCCGCCAAATGTTTAGATGGCACCGCGAACCCAAAGGCTCCGCCCTCGGCCAGCGAATATTGAGGGATTTGCGATGGGAGCATAGGCTCCGATTGATATGGAGGACACGAACATGAAGAAACGCCCTGCCACCCGACGCTCGAACGTAACAGCCGCTGTCTACGACCCCGACAAGCGCACCCTAGACATCACCTTCCACAACGGACGAACCTACCGCTATCACGACGTCCCCGAAAAACACGGCAACGGGATCATCGCCGCCGAAAGCCAGGGCTCCTATCTCCACCAGCATATCGCCAAGCATTTCGATTTTTCTGAATTGAAACCGGACTGAGGTCCCTGCAAATTCACAGACACGTCCCATTATGAGCCTGCGGCGCTCGATATCCCCTTTGCCGGCTTGTCGGGTGGCCTCTAAATCGGTAAAGTGATGTTGCAGGCCAAGATAGCGGTAATGTCCTTGTACCCGCCAGCTATGCAGCGGAAGGAAGCCTGCAAATTCCTTCAACCTAGGAGATAGCGGGATGAGCCATTTCATTGAACATGCAGAACGGGAGCTTGCGCTATACGGTTCGGAAGGCCTTTATGGCGAGGACACCGGCAAAGCCGTGATGGAGCTAGTCCGTATTTTCGACGGGCAGCACCATTCAGGCGGTTCCGCCATGGTCGTCAGCCAAATTTTTATGAAGTTGGCAGGTTATGGAATTCTCACTCCGATTACGGACGAACCGGATCAATGGGTCGATCATGGCGCCGGTATGTTTCAGCACAAACGGCTAAGCTCTGTGTTCAAAGACCATTCGGGTGCTTACGATATTGGCGGAATAATTTTCCGCGAACCGGATGGCGCAACCTACACCAGCAAGGATAGCCGTGTTCCTGTGGAATTTCCTTACACTCAGGTTCGAAAAATTGTTGACGTAGACGAAGGAGGAAAACCTGTGAAAAACGAAATCCATCCCGCGCCCGGTGAATTCACGCCGGCCGAAATCGTACAGGACAATATCCTGCATTTCTTCCACTACTCACATTTGCCGCCGACGTTGCAGGCGACGTCCTCCCGGTTCTGCGGCATGGCCCGCTTCATCGTCGACACCCTGCCGCAAAATCCGGAACGCATGGTCGCTCTGCGCAAGCTGCTGGAAGCGAAGGACGCGGCAGTCCGAGCCAACGTCGGGCCGAAAATCCGGCGAGACGATCACGGCACTCCGATCGAACATGAAATCGGTGAAGTGCATTCGCCGCGCAACGACCCCGACAAGCCCTTGACTTTCGACGACTGATCGACAATAATTGAAAAAGCAGAGTTGGTCCGCACTGCGCGCATTGGCGGAACCCTGGAAACCCCGTGATCGTTTAGGCGGTTGCGGGGTTTTTCTATGGAGCGACGATCATGAAACCTACCAAGGACGAAGGCGGCGTGAAGGACGACGAGAAAACCAAGATCCTCGGCGCCCGCGACAATGCCACCAACGACGCGAAGGGTCAGGCCAAGGTCAACGCTGCCGCCGGCTCGAACCCCGTCGACGGCCAAAAGCAGATCCCGGCCGAAGACGTCGCCGATCGCGTCACGCACTCGCCTGAGGCCGCGCACGAAACCCAGCGGCAGGCCGAACAGCGCAAGGCGCAGGAAGATGCCGAGCTTGACGACGGTGGCTTCCCAGAGTAATCGGAAATTCCTCCCAAGGGGAATGAGGGAAGGGTCGTTGTGCCGCGCTGGTACAGCGGCCCTTTTCTTTTGTCTTGCATCGTTGATACCTTTGATACACGATCGCCGGCAATAGGGAGGACGATCATGGCACGTGTCGACGATCTCAAGGCCAAGCTCAAAGCGAGTGAAGGCAAACCGGGACTTAATGTCCGGGCTCGCGCTCTGAGAAAGGAAATCGCCCGGCTCGAAAGCAAGTCAATTCCGACAGACGAAGAGTTGGATGCGGAAGAACAGAAATGATCGTCAATAAATTCACGCGCAAGACTTTCGCTAGTCTCGGCGACGACACGACCTTGACCCGGTTCGTGAAAATCAAAAGCACGGACAGCCCCAAGCATCCGCGCAAATTCCAGCCTCGATTGGACGGCATCGGCGTGCCGGCATTCGTCGCACAAGGCCGCACCAAATTCCCTTCTCGCGTCCTGGCGGTGTCGGACCAGAATAGCGTCCTGCTGACGTCCGGCCATTCCAATGTAAAGATTGGCCGTGACGTCCGGTTCAAAGGTCTGCACCGAGGATATTGGATTTACTATCTTTCGCTGGAAGAACGAAAGACTTGCCCGTCATCCTGTGCCAACTGGCAAAGTTGCTACGGCAATAATATGCCATTCGCTAAAAGAGTGAACCATGACGATCCGGAATTCTTGCCGGCGCTCGAAAAGCAAATCGACGAGCTTTGCAAAAAGCGATACGGCGTCCTCCTTAGACTGCATCAGCTTGGAGATTTCTACTCTAGCACGTATGTGCACTTTTGGGATAGAATGCTCGACCGTCATCCCAACCTCGCAGTCTACGGCTATACCGCTCACGATCGCGACACGGTACTTGGGCGAGCAGTCGATAAACTCCATGACAAACATCAGCATCGTTGGATGATCCGGCATTCCAACCCCAAGGAATTCGGACCCATGTCAGCCGTGACAATCGGTAGCGCGGATGCTAAACCGGCCGGCAGCTTCATCTGCCCGGAACAGCTCGACAAGACGGCGTGCTGCGCGACATGTGGAGCGTGTTGGGCAACCACGAAACCGGTTGCCTTCCTCGAACACTAGGAGGCGTGCAGTGCCGAAGAAAGGGAATTTCCTGGGAGGCGCTCTCCCCAAGCCGCCCAAGAATGCCGCGAGCGGTGGCGTCCCCGGTGATGCGACCCACGTGCGATCGCTCATGGCAAGCGGGCAGAAGGTGGCAGGCACGAAGATCGCAGCGGCGGCCGATAGCCCCCACGTCATGCCGACCAAGCATCCCGCCTCCACCTCGACGCGAACCGTCAAGACCACGGAAGGATTTTGATCATGGCGAAGCTGACGACTTCCGGCCGCAAGGGCCTCTCGAAATCGACGTTCGGCCTGCCCGGTGAGCGGAAATATCCGATGCCCGACAAATCTCACGCCGCCAACGCGAAAGCGCGAGCGACGCAACAGGTCAAGGCCGGAAATCTTTCTCCATCCTCCAAAGCCAAGATCGACGCCAAGGCCAACCGCATCCTGGGCGGCAAAGGCGGAAAAAAGAAATAACTTCACGGCTAGAAAGCGGGTATTTTTATGTCAAGGCAATGTCCAGATTGCGAATGTTGGCGGCCAGATAGCCAGCGCGTTTGCGACTGTAAAAAATCAATCGAGGAAAAGCCGGGCCTGACTTTGGTCGACCGCCTCGTAGCGCCGGAACCGCAAGGCACGATCGTCAGCAATATCAGGCCCAAGCCGGCTGAGGCTGGCGTCGTGCAGCTTCACAAGAGCAAGCCCGCGACGGATATTCCGGAAACGCTGCGCCGCATCGCGGATGAAATCGAGCGCGGAGAAAAGATGGAAGTCGTCACGACGGCTATCGTCATTCTCGGCCACACATACGACAAGCCGACGAAAGATAATCCGGAAGTTAGCAGTTTCCATGCGGAACATGAGCTGTTCGGCATCGGCCCGCGCGTCGACCTGTTCACGATCCGTGGCCTCTTGTCTCACGCACTGATACGAATGGGAATGTGATCGATGTCGGACAGCAAGGATCTTGTACCGGTAATTCCGGCTGAAATTGCGTCAAAACTTGCGAAGATTCCCATGATCAGCGCAGAGCAATATCAGCACGTTGGCCGATATGCCGGTGCCACGGTCATGCACGTTCATGAGACGATTGGCGGGGCAGCACGGTTCGCTGCCTGGGCGGACCATAACCCCACCGATTTCTATACCAAGATCTTTCCCAAGATGATCAGCCGATCGCAACATGTCGATATTTCTGGCACGCTGACGATTGACGATGCGATCAACCGGCTTGAGGCGCAGCGCGACGTGCCGGAAGCAGATTTTGCGGAATTTGAGGATATTCCTCAAGATTACGATTTATAAGGGAGATAAGCGGGTGAAAATAGAGCATAAGGGCGTGACAATCACGCATAGAGGATCTTGCATAGAAATTTCTGCTCCCAACGGACAAAACACTTTTCACGTCCTGATTGAAAAAGTAAATGTTTCAAATCCCGTCGTCATTGACGCAGCAATCGATACGATGCTGAATGCGATGACAAATAATTTCAAGCATAGAGCCACGATTGCTCTTGCGAAATTTTTGCAGGAGAAAAAATCATGATCCCGGTGGACGGATGGCTCCCAATGGAGCAGGCGCCACGCAACGGCGATATCGTGCGCGTGAAATTTCGCGAACACAACAAGCCGGACGGCGCCGTGCGCGTGGCCTATGCGCAATGGGGCTGCGACGACAAGGGCGAAAATTGGGGTTGGCGCAAGCCGCTCACGACCGGCACGACGCAATATGCCGACGCCTGGATGCCAAACCAGGATTTCCTTGTTCGAGCGCAGAGCGCAGTTCCTGCCGCAAATATGGAGTTCGATCTATGAGCATTTCCCGTGACCGGAAGGAAGCCGCCAAGCGTATCGGCCTTGAGCTTAAAAAGCGCTATAACGCGATGGTAACGGCCGGCAATGATCCGGAGGAAGTTACGCTTCGCTCGATCGAGCTTGGAGCGCTGTTCAACGACAATATCGAATTCATCATTTGGGCGCTCTGCACGTTTGGAGGCCTCAATCCGCCTGCGCCGGAGAAAAAGACCAACACGGCGCCCGCGATCCCGAATTTTGCCACGGAATATCCGGAAACGTCGAAGCTCCCTGAACTGCCGAATACTCTCACCGGCTTCAATCTGGAAGCGAAGCCTGCGACGGCCGGCACATGCATCTGCGATGACGCCAACGATGCGAATTTCGCCGGCCACATGACGTCTTGCCCTCGTTATCAGCATCTTATTCTTTCCGAATAACCATGCCGAGGCGAAGGGGGAATTTTCGCGAAGCATTTTCTGCAGGAGATTGGAGACGTGCCGAGCATGATCCAGTCTCCCAACAGGAAACGGGACGGGATGCAGTCGCAGCGGCAAGACAGTCGTGCAGACGTTTTCCGCATCTCGACCTTGACACGGAAATCATTCGCGAAAAAGCACGACGCGGCGTGAACATGACACTTGGGGCAAAGTGATGGACTTCAATCTACAGCAAATCGCTGCCGACTATCAGATTTCCGTGGATGAAGTCCGCGCCAGATATCTGGTTTTGACGGCTGCACGCTGGAAATCAGATTTCCGCATTTTTGCCAAGCAGGCTGTCCGCATTCGCACCAAGGCTGGCGATCTTGAGCCGCTTATTCTCAACGAAGCACAAACGATCCTGCACAACGCTGCCGAGAAAATGGCGCGCGAGGATCTTTGGGTTCGCCTCGCTGGCCTCAAAGGTCGACGGCAGGGATTTTCGACCTATGTCGCTGCACGCGGCTACTGGCGTGCTACACTTTGGGACCGGCAAAACATTTACATCCTTTCTCATGAAATGGATGCGTCGGGCAAGCTGTTCGACATGACGGCGCTCATGCAGGAAAAGCATCCGTTTCCGCCGCAAGTCGGTACAGACAACGCCAAAGAGCTGGATTTTCCCAAGCGCGGTTCGAGCTACAGCGTGGCGACGGCGGGACAGAAAGCCGGCGGACGCGGCGGCGCTGTCAGCTTCTTTCATGGCTCGGAAGTCGCGTGGTGGACCAATGCGCCCGACCATTTCGCATCGTCT